GCACTTCAAAGTATCTACAACACCACCTCCAACACCATCTTCATCACATATCACATTGCTTAATTTGATGCTGTGCTTGTCACAAATTTGACGAATATTTGTTACAACAGTTGTTATAGGTTGCTTGCGTAGTTCATGTATTTCTATTAGGTGCAAGCCTTGCCACACACATATCACCGTTCTATCTTTTCCAAGTCGTGCAATATCTGCACTAACATACTTTTCCCCTTTTGTTTCTTCATCTCTGAAGCAGCGCACCAAATCATCATACTGATACAGGTTATCTACGCTTTCATCATATTCCCAGTCACCATACAACAGCCTTCGCCTATCTATTTCGGGCAACCTTTCAAGTGTTTCAATGTAGGTATCCGGTAAGTGTGGGTTATCGGTCGGCAGTGATGGGATGAATGCAAGGTGTGCAGGTAAGTTATCCATCTTGAATGGTGCATAAAACTCATTATACAGCCATCCTTTAGATGGATTGCAGGTCAGCAGCATCTTTGGTGGTAAATTAAATTCTCGTAGTTTAAAACGTATGCGCGATTGCAGTATGTCTATAGCACGTTTGCTAACCTGTGCGCTTTCGTCTACGTAGGCATCTGTCAATTCTAACCCGCCTAATGCATGGAACTCTGCATCTGATGGGTAGGCAAACAAGTCCTTTAATATAATCTCACTACCATTACTGAAGGTAATAATATTGGTTTGATTATTTAGCGTGTAATGCTCATTAGGTGCAAGACCTAACATATTAGCTACTTCAAAGAATGTTTTAAGAGTAGTCTTTTTTAGCGTATCAAGTTTACTCCTACCGATTAATCCACGTGTACCTGGATACTTGAACCTGCGACTTATTTGCCAGGCACAACCTATAAAAGATTTTGATCCACCGGCTGCACCACCAAATAGCACCACACGTGCTGGATGTGAGTTACCCAACACGCGCAGTGCTTCATTCTGTTTTGGTAGATACTCAATCACCAGGGTAATTCGTCGCTGCTGTTTTGGACATTTTCTGTCTTGACACTTTTTGTCTTGTCATTTTCGGACAACTGGATAGATAAGAATGTTCCACTCTTACCTTCCTTTTTCCATGCAGCTATGCGCATCTCTTTGCCGTTAATCATTACACTTCCGTACATATCCGGTTGCGCAGGTGATTCTTTTTTTTGGTTTTTGAATAGGGAACCTTGCCCTTCTTTAAGTGTGTAACTCATTGTTGTATGTATTAATTAAAAAGGTGTTGATATTCTTCGTGCATCAGGAGTAGCATAGGCTCTTTAGTGTCCTGATCTATTGACTCCAGTAGCTTGAATTGATTTGCTATTATCGTGTTGCCTTTTAGATTACCGATAAGTACTTCTACCTCGTCATCATATTCGGCAAGCGCAATGAGCAGTTCAGCTACGGTCATAGTTTGTAATCATCTTTTTCCGTTATCAAATATAACTCTTCAAAGATTAAGTACATCTGTCTATTTTCAGCCATTGATGGACGCATACTACGTCTTATGCACAGCAGTACAAGTTTGCGCAGTAGTTCATTCTCTTTGGCTATATCGTATTGTTTCATAAATCGAATAGGGTTAGTTGTGCTTGTACAAGTGTAAAGGCATCTTCATAGTAGCAAAATTCTGCATAGCATTCACAGCATTGAAAATATCCTTCTAAAAAAGTTAGGTTATCCGCTACATAGTGTGGACGTTCAAACCTTCTGCATCCGCAATCAGTGCATTTAAAATACACATCATGCAGCACACCTTTGATATCACGATATTGCATCAGTACTCATTTTGGTTTTCAATTAATTCGCGGTAACGCTCTATCCGGTATTCAGTAAACTGGTATGGTCGGTTGTTGTATACCCTAAAGCGCATATCATCATTCCATAGTGGCAGTGCATCGTATTCATCCATCATCATCTGTTCCATAGGTGAAGCTTTAATGCGCTGTGCTTCCACCTTTGGTGCTTCTTTGATGCTCAACTTATCTGCTGCTGCCTGCATTGCTTCCATTACCTGGGGATGTTGGAACATTTCGTAAATGTTGTTGCCTTGCTCCTTTGCTTCGCGTCGAGCAGTCACATACGGTTGTCGTTGTTGGTCGTATGGGGTAAACCATGCAAGTATCGTTGCAGGATCTATTCGATTATAGATAGGTCCATATTCACCAATAGCACCACGATCTAAACACAACTGGATATCTTCAAGCGAATAGTAATACATTTTATCCAGTATTTGTTCAGCACAAAATTCAATCTGCATAGCGTTCATATTGTGTTGAACATTGATAAGTTGAGTACATCGCGTAATCAACTGCATAATTTTTTCTTTAGTTGTTTGTCTATCCAACATCCGAAGCGTGGCTATTTGAGTTTGAGTTATCGCGTGATCTACTGATAGCGAGTGCTTCGGCATATAATTGATTAGCTTTTGCAATGCTGTCTGATGTTGAAGTTGATTGTTTTCCATATTGATTTGGTTTTTGATTTTTTACTTTTTCCCATTCCCTGCGCATCCAGTTGCGCACTGTACTTTGCCAATCCTTCATTTGAGTTTTGCCTACTATCCATCCATTGGCCTCATAGTGATCCATAAATGTGCGAACGAAATTAACTAACTTATCTTCGGTCAAAAAGTTAAAACCTTTGGCATTCAGTTCTGCCATGAGATTGTACACATCATTCTCTTCCGGCTTAACAAACTTTTTCCGCGTAGTTTTTTTTTCATTTGCATCTTCAACTATAATTCTATTTTCATTTTCATTTTCATTTCTATTTTCTAAAGGCAATGCCGTGGCATTTGCCGTGGTAGATGCCGTGGCATCTGTATCACAGTCTTGATTTTTTCTTTTTTTCCATCCATCAATAGCACGTATACGTTGCTTTTCTGCATGAGCTTTGCGCTTACCAACTTCTATTTCAAGACGTTCATTAAAAAAAAGTCCATCATCATCTTGCCTGAATTTTGCCAACACATCTGCCGTGGCATTGCCGCAGCATAGCCGTATCATCTTTTCGGTAAGATGTCCCTTTTGATGTTGAAGGCATAGCAGTGTGATGTATTGCCCACGTTCTTCCATAGTCAAATCCTGCACACCTGATAAAAAATCAGATGAATAAAAAAGAAATGCCGGGTCTTTCATAAAACTAAATACCCACCACTACACACAAAGGCGTACCCTCAGCTGAATAGCTTATGGCAATGCGGTAATGGTGGGATTTAAAAATGTTTTCATAGGGTACGCGTTGCAAAGATAGTCAATCTATCCTTACTTCCAAATTAATGTGATGAATCCTGCTGCTACCATACCTGAAAAGAAGGCAATCACAATGTCCATTAGTGGGTATGGTGTATGTGTGCTGTCTATGTTCACAGGTTGTGGTGCTACATACTCAACTTTCTTGAGTGGTTTAATGATCATCTGTTGCGTACCTGCCTTGCTTTGAGAATTACAAATACGTGATTGCTTCAAACATTCCTTTGTGAAAGCATTTGCAATAGCTTGTGTAGGCTTATCACCTATCCAGTGTGTTATGCTACCATCACGCTTTATCATTTGATTCTCACGCATCAGTGTAATTAGTCGTGTACTGATCCTATAATCACGCTGCATTTCTTTAATATCAAATTCCTTCATGTCATAAAGTGTACACATGAATTGATAGTACTTCGTTTTTGTGTTCTTACTCATAGTTCCAAATACGTTTTTATTGTTGTTGTAAATTCTTCAAATGACCTGCACACCTTTACGCAGTACCCTGCATTGATAAGCTGTGCGTGAACGATTTTCTGTGTGTCCGATAGTTTACCCTTTTCGGTTTTCATCTCAACAAATAGTGCATGGTATGGTCCACTACTCATGCATATCATTAGATCAGGCATACCGGGCATAGCACCTTCCGCTTTCAATATGTTCCAGCGTTTGGCCCTTTGCACTGGTGTACCACCTATGAACACACCATTAGGAAAGGATGCAATAAGCACACGTGGGAAGGAGTAACGAAACCACTCCACACAGTGCTGCTGTATTTTACTTTCCTCATGCTTCATAGTACTCTACCATATTACGCATTGCACACCAAAACTTACCGATGTAATCACCATCTGCTACTATCTGCACCACAGGTATATCATTGCGCAGGTGCAAGTATTCCCATTCAGACATTGAATGCACATCGTAATCACATCCCATTGATGAAGGTGCATACTGCAATTGATTGCGATCAACTGGAGTATCAAAATGCACGATGTAATGTGCAGTACCATTTAGTGTACACATGAAGTAAGTGCGATGCTCATTTACTAACCTGCGCTTCACTATGTAGATGTTCTTGCCATAGACCTGCTTCACATCATGTACATCATACTCACTGGACATTTCAGCATCAAAGCTTTCATGCATCTCAAGAAAGTTCAATTTCTGCTCTATTTCCCTCCAACGTTTTTCCTTATCATCACTACCCAGTAGCAGCTTCATCCAACTTAGCAGTGTATCATCATTGATGCGCAGTTGCTTTCTGATATCCTGAAAAGGCATGGAGTTAAAGTGCTTCATGATAAACAGAATATCATTGCGGTTAGGCAGTTTGTGATTGCGCAGTATCGGTTTGATAATGGCCCTTCGTGATTTAGTTCTATTCATCTCCTTCGTGTTTAATGGTTATTGATTGAATTAATTCGCAAATCGGTATTTCCATTGCCTTAGATAAGTTTACCAATTGGGCAACTTTTATGGTCCGTGAATCTTCACACCAATTGTAGATAGTCTTTAGCGTTACCGGTGTATTGCTTCTTTGCATCGCACGCAGTAGGGCAGATTTACTGCCCATCGTGCGTGTGATTAGTTTACTGAATCTGTCGTTGCGTCTCATTCAATTGGTTTTAGTTGGTGATTAACTGCATAGAATATATTGCGGTGAGCTTCACTAAAGTGATGATGAAAGATTGCTTCATTAATCTGTTCAAAATTTTGATTGTGCATAGAACGTTCGATGCAAGCAATCACCTCATCTACTTCATCATACTGCTTCACATCAATTTGAATATTGTGACCTTTGCGCTCGTATAACTCAATTAGCGTATACTCTTCTGTCATGCAGCAAAACGTTTTGCATAAGTTACCACTTGTAAAGTAGTAAGGAAGTTTGATTTCAAAAGTGTCAACTGTTGCTGGCACTTGAAGGCGGATTTGAATAGTGTTTGTCATTGTATAAAGGATTAAATTGTTTCGTAATGATTCCATACCTTCTCTTCTACTGCAGACTCAATCTCATTGCATAGCGGTGTACCATACAAATCTTGAGTGATAAACTTAGTCATATCAATGTTACCACACTTGATAGTGTATTTAAGGTCATTGATGCTGCATTCAGAAGGTGTATCGTAGCTACCAGGATGGGTAAATACAGAGTAGGTTACTTCGATTGTAAGGTAGAAAGGCTCTGTGGCGCAATCGTGTTCAAAAGTGAAATCCATAATGTTGTGTGTTTTTGTTATCTTTGGCAAATGTATGCAAGATTTTACAATATGCAAATAATTTCAAAAATATTTTTTGGATAACTGCGTAAGTGACAATATATCAAAGCATTACCAAGAGTGGCTAAACAAGGCTACAGGACTTTCACACGATAAAAATAAGGCAGCAGATCTACTTCATGAGGTACTTGCACGTCTAATGGATAGACCGGAACAGGATGTAGTGGATATCTGTTGTGGTGGTAAGATAGAAGCATACATTAACAGAGCCATCTGGCTATCATGGCATAGTAGTAGAAGTGATTACGCTATGAAGTATCGCAAATACTACGAGCTGCACACAGATAGCCGGGTAGAAGATACCAAGCAAGATGAAACGTGGATAGGTGCATTTATAGATGGTGAGTATTTATACAGCGCAATCGGTAGGTTAAACGAATTTGACAGCATACTACTGCGTCTTTACTCCAAACCTGACTTTGACTACAAAGAATTAAGCGCACAGACTGGTATACCCTATGCCTATCTGCGCACATCCATACATAGGGCATTAAAACGAATACGTGAATATGTTAAACTTCAACGTGCCATTGCACATTCAACGAGAGAGAATTAGTATCTGCAACACTTGCAAGTTCTATAACTCAACATTCAAGACATGCGGCACACCTTTGATTGGTGGTAAGGTAGATCCTGAAGAAAACAACGTGACCTACTACAAGGCGAAAATAAAGTTGTGCGGTTGCTTTATGGAAGTGAAAACAAAATTCAGATTTGCATCCTGCCCGGCTAACAAGTGGTTTGCTTTAGACATGAAACCTGAAGAGATAACCGTATTAGATCAGTTTATAAATCGCGTCAACAAGGCCAACAAGATAGATACTGATGACATCAATCTTTTGTATCATTGGTATAGCAAGATAAGCAAGAAGCACCAAGAGCCAAGCGGATGTGCATCATGCATACGCGATTTGATTAATGAATTTCGTAGACAATTAGGAAAAGTAGAAAAATAATAATACCATGCCATTACCCACACCAACACCTGAAGAAAGTAAAAACGAATTTGTAGCACGCTGTATGAGTGATGCTAAGACATAAAGTGAATACCCCGATAGTCAACAGCGCATAGCCGTGTGCATTGCGCAGTATGATGCTAAATAACAATATCTTATCGAAGTTTATGGAAAAGACACGGAATGACAAAGGCCACCTGCTACCAGGTCATGGTGGATTAAAACCGAAAGGTGCAGTTAGTGAAAAGACAAAGATGTGGAATGAGTTAGGCGAATGGTTTGTTCAGCAAGGTGCAGCCAAGTGTATGCGCATAATGAATGAGATGGAAGATGAAGAGTACATAAAGCACTACACTGCACTGCTTGAATACTTCAAACCTAAACAGGCGCGCATCACTCACAGCGGTGATGAAAAAGCACCGGTTATTATTCAAGTGCATTCAGACTTGTAACAAAAAAGAATCAAAAACTACAATACTACACGCAATGAAAATCAATGTTAAGATAGCAGCTAATGCGCAGGGCATAACGCTCGGCAAATACATCGACTATCAAAATGCAATTGATAAAATTGAACAGGTGCGCATCATCACTGGCAAGAACAGCGAAAGCATAAAGCTCATGCAGATGCAGGTGATAGATGAAATCATCATGCGCTTTGAAGCAGCAATTAAGATAGGCAGCAACAACTTTGAACG